CATAAGCAATCAAAGCGTATACTCTAACTGGTGACAAAAAGGTTTTTTCTATTGCCTCGCCATATAAATCATGAAAATTGGTTCTTTCCAGATCAATCGAATAATATAAAATGGCCTGACCGACGACTTTTTCAATAAGTTCGTCATTTACTTGCTTAACTAAGTCGCGTTCTTTCTTACCAAGAAAGAGCGGCGGAGGTGGCGCATCGGGTCTTTTCCATTCATCTGACATCTAGCGATTATCCTACAAAAATTGGTATGGGGGAGAATGCGAATGTCTTGGCGGTCGCATCCGCCTTCTCAGCATCATATTTAACAAGTTCTTTGTACTCAGTCGAAGCGAGCAATTCGTTCAGCTTAGTTTTTAGCTCATCTTGCTCCGCTTTAGCCTGAGCAAGCAATTCGCTATGATTTAGCGTAACTGATTCGCCTGGAATCGGTATAGTTGTGAATTTGCCACGAATTTGGCCCAACATTTCCTTACAAAGAGCCAGCGCATATTTACGAATCCACTGTTTGCCCATAGAGTTGATGTTTTTGTAGGGAATATTCTCATATGGTAGTGTGTTTATATTATTGACACCCAAGGTACCATCATCATAGCCCGCGATGTCGGCTGTGGAGTCTTCTTTGATGTAAAAGTTAAACCATAGCCGGTCTAGGCCACCTCCAAACGATTGCGGTGTTGGATAAAGTCTTAATTTATTATTCCTGAGTTCATATGAAAAGTGAGAGGTTCTTGTCCATATTGAATCTTCGTACATAATGGACTGCATCTTATTCTGCCATGTCGGAATTAATTCAAATGTGGAGTCATCCGAAAATTGTCCGTAAGTATTTAAGTTTCCAACCACATTAATACCCCCATAATAACCATAAAATCTCCACATAGCCCTGGGGGTCTTGTAATACACCTTAGTTACGAAAATTCTCTTGCCGTCGACAGAGCCGGAAAAGGAAACCGCAGAACCTTTATCGTCAACACCGTTGGCGCTAGCGCTATTTATAATATATTGCAAATCATAATCTTGTTGATCAGAATTTGGTTTAAAAGAGCCCGAATAGATCGCCTTGGTGCCACCATAACCAGTTTGTGACATGAGGCCATCCCCGACCCTCTGTGCATAGCTGACTTGGAACCTTGGAACTCTCAGATTCGAGCCTGTTGGCCGTACTCGGCCGATTTGCTCACCCTTGTGGTTGAATGTTCCAGTTACATCGCCGATTGAATCACCTAGAGCGTTCTTGCCTTGATGTAAATTAACAATATAAGAGTATTCTAAGACTGCTTCTTCGTAAGCAGAATAAACATTTGCTGGAGTTAGCTCAATATCGACGACATCGCCGCCGAGCTTCTTATAAACATATGCAACTTGCAGCGATGCTCCTGAAATAAAGTTCACGGAGCCCGTATAGATGCCGAACGGTACCGAACTTGCTACATCGTCTGTCGAGCCTGTTGATGTTAGGATAACCGCGCTGGTGGTTGACTTGGGTTTAAGGTTTGTTGGCATTAATTGTCCCTCTATAAACTAAGTAGTAGACCCCCAAGCAAAACCCCCTGTCAAAACAGGGGGCTTTTTTTGGTAAGGAGTTAAATTTAGTCTTTAGTGGCTGTTTTCTTTGGGCGGCGCTTGCGGCTAACAGTTTTTGTTGTTTTTGGTTTGACTTTGGCAGCAGGCTTAGCTACTTTGACAGCCTTGGGAGCAGAAATGGCTTTTACCTTTGCTGCTACTGCCGCTGTTGGGCTTTTACCAACAACAGGAACCTCTTCCACTACGGGAGCGGCTCCGACCACCGGTGCCGCCGGTGCTGGCTCAGGAGCGACCTCTGGAGTTCCCAGAAGTCGTACTCTTCTTGCCATTACTTTAGCTCTTTTTGCTTTACGACCCATTAGTTACCCATCATGTCCAAGCGAATGCATCTCCGCCGGCGCCGCCGGCCACACGGACAACTTCGCCGATTAAATACCAGTTAGTTCCATCACAATAACACTCTACACTGCTTCCGGTGCGGACTGCCTCGCTGTTTGCGCCGATAGTTAATGTTGAGGCTGAACCTCCATCCACTTCAGTCGTGAGCCCAGAACCATCGGAGTCTTCCCAACCTGTACACATCCCTTTGAGGGTACCAGCAGCCCCGGCGGTGGTGATTGAAAATGCAGCAGTATTGTCGGTCATGTCAGTGATCACAATGAACTTAAAGTATGCACCATCCTGTACGGTGGGCAAAGTTACTGCTAGTGTGGAGGCTGCATTATGATTGATCAAATACAATTCTCCCGTTTCCGCGGTGGTGAGTGTTTTGCTGGCAGTTAATGTTTCAACTCTTTGGCGACTTGCCACTCTCGCCGCTCTTCCTACTTTAGCCATATTCTTTAATCTCCTTAAATATGATTATTAAATTCGATGCATACCATCGTTAATTCAATAGTAAATAGTCTCATCTTCCAGTAAAGTCATCTTACAATACAAAAAACCAAAATCTCAAAAATTTGCCGCCGAAAAAATTGGGCAAATCAGCATTTTCGTCATTAAAGTTTCATAAAAAAACCCCCAACCGTTAGGAAGGGGGAATTTTTTTTAGTGACTACTCAGATGAGATCAGGAACCTGACTCACCAATAAGTCCGCGCACAATAACGACACCGTACATATCAGGACGCACCATTTTCTTGGCATAACGCGTCATGACTCCCTTACGGGGTACGAAGTCTTCTGGTCCGAAGATCGTAGGTGTGGTTTGCAGTGGCACATAAGGTGCATACACATATCCGCTTTCAAGGAAAGAGGATCCGCGACGACCAACAAGGACGATATTGCGCATGAAGTAAGGGTCAACAATGACATCCCACTTCTTGCTAAGTGATCCAACCTTAACTGCACCAACGGAACCGGTCTCGTCGTCATGAGTGACGGAAGCACGGAATCCAGCGGTGAATTCAAGGATGTTGGCAACTTCTGGCGAACAAACGACGAAGTTAGCACCACCACGAAGGGTCTTGCGATGAATTTGAGCAGATACATCGTTAATGGTTTCTGCAAGAGTTTCATACCACTCACTAACTGTGCCGGTGAAATCCGGAGCAGCAGAAGTAGCACCAAGCTCAACACCAGTCTCGCGGTTAACAAAGAGACCGGGTGAACGCGACCAGTAGTAGGTAGCGGCCGTAGCACCATTAACAAGGTCAGCAAGGATCTCGCGATCGATTTCCAGAGCAACTTGCTCCGAAAGGATGCTGGTAAGCTCAACCTCGGCATCAAGGTTGTGGTAAGCGTTAAGGTCTTGACCTAACTCTGGGGACCACTTAGCCTTGAGCTTCTTGGTTTGTGCCGTGACAGCAATCGAATCAACCTTGATATCGATCTCGGGGATGTTGGCGTTCGCTTCCAGCGGGAAGAGATCTCCAACAACCGCACCAACAGCATTACTAGCGTCGATTTGATCCTTGACTGGGTACTCAATAGCACCAGCCTTGAGGTCTGCACCAAGGTTAGCAGGCGTAGTAGTCTCAGTGAGATCGGAACCGACATCGCAGATGACATAAAAACGAACTGCAGCTTCTTGCGAAGTCAGAGACGACTGATATGGAGCACCGCGGCTATCAGTGCTAACACGGTGCGTTAAGCGGCGTGCAAGCTTAAGCTCGTCGATGCCGCCGATGGTACCAACACCACTAGTGGCGTTAATTGCAGCAAGCAGGTCATCGCCACTGTCGTCAAGTTGCGTAATATCCGTCAGGTCAAACGCGCCTAAGTTGTTATAGTCGGGATCACCAACAGAGGCGGCAAACTGATCTTCAGCGATATCGAGAACGATAACACCTGCAGCAGTTTGGGCCATCAGGTCAGGATCAGAAAGGATTAAAGTTTTCTGAGTCTCGGTAAGGGTACCATCAAGAGCCACCAATGCAGCTACGCGAGCGGTAGTGGCGCCGGCAGTGATTGCATTGTTAGAGCCGGTTGGGGACGCGTACGCATAACCACGACCCGAGTTACGGATTTGACCATTGCGGCCGTCACCACCATAGGTATCAGTAAGGTTGACACCACCGGTAATTTGTGAACCAACACGGTCGGTACCATAGATCGAGGATCCGGTAAGGTTACCAAAACGAGACTGTTGAGAACTTGAGTCACCCAAGTTGCTCGAATAGGTAAAGTCCAAGAAGAAAATGAGACCCGAGGGTAAGCTCATTGGTTGGACAGAGACAAGATCGTTTGCGATCAAGCCTGCGAATACACGACGGACAATTGGGAATGCAACGGCTGCGAAGCCCTCAACATCACCAGCGGCCAAAGTGCTACTTTCGCGAAGTAGTTCTTTTGCTTGGTTTTCAAGCAAGCGTGCCATAGAATCTTTCTTGCGGGTTCCTTCGAGACCCTCAAGAAGACCCGTCTTCTCCCACTTGGCGAGAAGAGCAGAACCTTCAGCACGCATATCACGATTGACACATCCTTCGGTCAATCTTTCGATAATACTAGACATTTTAAATCACCTCCTTTATACTATATATGATTATTTTATTCCAGCTAGTCTTTTCATCCGATCTTGGAATGGATCGGACGCGGGCTCTTCTTTACGAGTTGCCCGAAGTACAGTATTACGACGACCGATTGCTTCGCTCAGTGATTGTGGCGCCTTTTTAGGCTTAGCCTCCACTGTGCTTTGAAGTGTATCGTAGATTGTCTTCGCTTCTGTGACTGAACCAGCGTTTGAAATAGCTTCGGCAATTTTATCTTTTTGCCGCTCATTCAAGGAGGTATTTCTTAACACACGGTTCGTGTATAACAGCCTAGCGTTCGAAAGGTTAGTGTCTTGAAGACCTTCCTTAAGTTCGCCAATAGCTGCTTGGTATTCCGAAAGCTTTTTGGTAAGTTGGTTATTTTCGAAAACCAACTCTTCTTGAGCTTTCTTCAAATCTTTCATTTCTTCTTCTGCATCTGTAGAACGGCGATGCGCCATTTCTTTTTCGATCTCGCGGCGCTTGCTGGCCGATGAACGGCCGGCCCAACCAGAAAGGTCGGCGCCCATGTCAACAGTAAGCTTCTCCATGATAGCATCGATGAGAGCATCTTGGTCTAATTCTTCGGACATGGCCCCCATGATACCGTCGAGCACTCCGCCGGATGCGACACTCGCGGCCTTATCTCCGAGACTATCATCGTCATCTTCGGCCGCTTGCTCTTCGAGTTCTTTTTCGCTTTCATCCAGCGCTTCATCTTCTTCGTCGAGAAGATCCGTGATTTCTTCATCTTCATCAAGGGATTGCTTCAAGGCCTCAATGCTTTCTTGCAGTGCGCCCAGGTCGATTGTAAGTGGTTCGGTTGTGCCGGAGCCGGAAAAGTCGCCTAAGTTCTGGCCGTCTAGTTCAGCAAAATCATCGGTTGCTCCCAGAGGAATCTCTTCGTCGGCGAGGCCTTCTTCGGGAGCCTCTTCGCCTTCCGCAGCCATAGGATCTTCCATGGGCATTGCGTCGAGTGCAGGATCAGCCATGGCGGGATCTTCGGCGGCAAGCGGATCGGCAGCGGGGGCCGGCTCGGTGCCGGGCATAGCGGGCATGCCTAAATCATCTTCTTGCTCTAAAAGTTTTTGTAATGTTTCTTTTACTTCTTCTGAGTATTTTTCGATTACAACGGTTTCAGCATTTTTAAGTGCTGACTCTCGTAGTGCCTTTGCATCTACGATAGCTTCTTTTAATAAGTTTGACATTCATTTGCTCCAATAATGGCAGTTATACAAAATAAATAGTATCTTTTAGAGCAAAGGTCATTTTTTTCGGGTAACCTGTGTTCGGAAAATACGAACCAATTTAAAATTAATCAAAAGCCTAATGTGTCATATTCCCAGATGCAGGTGACATTTGTATCGCCGGGGGCAGCATTACAGGTATACCTAACACCAACAACATCATCGGCGGCAATAAGATTAGATCCACTGAGTACAAACGGAGAGGAGGTGTAGCCGGTGGCGCCCATCGTCACGGTTACACTCTCCACGATAGCACCATTATCAATAGCTGCATCACCTTGGCCGGCTATATAAAGATCCAAAGTCACGGCACCATTTTGAGCATTCTTTGGTCTGAAGATAACTTTCTTTAGGGTTCCGTTAAACGGCGCTGACATTTGATGCCTGTAGTCTGCGTTGTTGTTTTCAGTAAGTTCATGAAAAGGCAAATAGCCTTGATGCGGGGGACTGCCGCCATCCGTAAAGGCATGCGTGGTGTAGACCAATTGCTTGCCCCTAACGCTACCCGATACATCAAGGCTTCCGGAAACAAGGGCCGCGGCGCTAGCTGTTAAAATATTGGTGTTGAGACCGCCATTTACAAGTGTCAAGGCTGCACTGCCAGCGAAGCTACCTGCGTTGTTGTATTGAATTTGGGTAGTGGAACCGGCCGGAGAGAGAGTGAGGCCTGTCAAATTTGAACCATCTCCATAAAATTTAGAGCCTGAGATATTTAACGAACTTGAAACATGTATTGCATCAATTACTGTTGTTGCAGTGCGGACAGAAGATCCTGTTACGCCAAGCGAAGCGGATATCTCTCCGGTCGCAGCCAAGATCGAACCGTTATAAGTAAGGCCGGCTTCACCCTGTACAGTTGTGGAATCGACAGAGGTGATCACCCTGTTGTCTGCGGCGTTGCTATATGTCGTAATCGATGGAGCTGCACCGTTAGAAGCAGCAGTCAAGCGACCTTGAGCATCGACAGTTATTGCTGAATAAGTGTATGAACCTGCACTGACAGAAGTATCATCGAGATTAACTGTTACAGTATCGGTTGCAGAAGCGGCCGTAGTTATACCTGTACCTCCTGCAATATCAACTGTGTTACCATCTGCGATGGCCTGATTTGAACCCCCATCTGCTGAAAGCGTCCAGCTAGACATTGTTCCGGGTCCAACGCCCGAAAGTGTGCTTCCATCTCCGTAGAAAGCGGAACCTGAAATATTTCCGGATCCTGATATGGCGCCATCAACGGTAACAACTCCTCCCGCGGGATCTAGAGTAATATCCCCATCAACGGTAAATGTAAGGTGAGCAGCCGTGGCGTTATCATCAACTGTTGTGATTGTGGTTGCGCCGTGGGTAGTGGTTTGAATCTGAAAATAATCGCCGTTATCGGCCGAGCTTTCAATTCTAAGATCAACTCCACCATCCTCAACATCAAGCTGGATTCCGTAGTTGACATCTCCACCGCCGGCTTCGAACCTTGCTGCTTGGACGAGGCTACTGCCGTTTGTTCCGCCTTGTGCATTGACAAGCGCACCGTATACAAAGTTGCCGCCGGCATCAGCAGCGTGTGTGAGTGTTGGGGTAACATATAAACCATACATGGTGTTGTTGCCATTGGTGGCGGTGGTGTTATCCATATCAACCTTAAGACCGTACATGGTGTTATCTGATGTGGTAGCGACAGTCTTATCAAAATCTATTTCTAGTCCGGTTACTGTAGCGGCGGAAGTGTCAGAGTAATTCTTATCTATTTTTACTCCTGTTTTTCCGCCGTCTGACTGAACTGCGAGTGCTTGAGCGTTAATTGCGCCGGTGTGATTTTGAATTATGAGAGCGGTGTTTCTTGTTCCTGTGTTTGGTGAATTATCATCAACATAAAGAGCGTTACCAGTTGTCAGACCATCTGCACCAATAGCGAGAACTCTTGCTGTTGTTACATCGTTTGCTGTTACATTGACCACATTTGCGTCGATGTTGCCAGCATTAATATCAAGACATTGTTGGTCAGTGTCGTTGTTGTTTAGCTGTAAAAGAGGCACTCCGGTCGCGCCTGCAGAAGCATGATTTTTAATTTCTAATGTGGCGCCGGGCGATCCTGTGTTGTCGCCGATACTCATCCTGTTGGAAGAACCCTCAACAAAAAGCATATGGGATTCGTCGGCAGTCTCAACTCTAAAGTCTTGATCTACGCCGGCGTCATTTATCGTCACGGGGCCATTTAACGACGAAGTTCCTGCTACTGTAAGCGTTGAACCATCAAATGTCAGATTGGCCTCGCCATTAATAGAACCGGCGCCGGCAGAAGTCAGAACATAGTTGTCGGTCGCATTATTGTAGGTCGTAACTGACGGGCCTGTTCCGCTGCTAGCGGCGGTTAGGCGTCCTTGAGCGTCGACTGTTATAGCCGAGTAAGTGTAAGACCCAGCGGATACGCTGGTGTCATCTAGGTTAACAGTCACTGTGTCGGTTGCAGAAGCAGCGGTGGTGATTCCGGTACCGCCGGCAATGTCGACAGTGTTGCCATCTGTGATGGCCTGATTCGATCCCCCATCTGCCGAGAGTGTCCAACTGGACATTGTTCCGGCGCCAACGCCCGAAAGCGTGCTTCCGTCACCGTAAAACTTAGAGCCTGATATGGGCAGTGAGCTTGATAAATGTGCTGAAGTTATCGTGGTGCTGCCGGCGCCGCCGCCAACCATAGTGATTGTGTCACCATAAATTGAGATTGGAGAGCCGCCAGAAACAGCACTCGCTGTCAATGCTGATATGGTGGCAGCAGAAGCGGTTACTGTTGTAAAATGACCAGCAGAAGCTGACATTGTGCCAGATCCACTAAGAGTAACACTACCTGTTACAGTAATTGACGAAGCAGATATATCAAGAGGCGAACTGCCCACAATAGAGCTAGCATTGAGTATTCTAAAATGACCAGTTGAACCACTTACTCCCAAGGACGCGGATATCTGACCAATCGATTTAAGTATGTTACCGTCGTGTGTTAGATTTGCCTCCCCTTGTACTGTTGAGGAATTTACCGAAGTTATAACTCTATTATCTGCAGCATTGTTATATGTCGTAATCGGAGGTGCAACAACCAGTGCGCCGTCGGCGTAGAAAGCTGACGCTGAAATGTTTAACGAGCTTGAAATATCAGTGTCGCTAATAGTCATCCGAGTATTGAGGCCATTCGTACCGAGCCGCATCTTCTTGCTGTTGTTGGAATAATCTATCCAACCTTCGCCGTTGTTGGCGTTCGTAGGGTAAGTGAACCTAATTGTGCTAATACTTGTGGGGCCCGAGGCGATTGTTACTCCGCGGTGTCCAGTTTGGTTTCCGATAACCAGATCGTTCTTTCCATCAGGGTGTATGCCGGGCGTGGACACCCCAATACCAACACGCGATCCAGAGACCACCAGCACTTGACTGCCGCTTGTTTTTAAAGCTATGAAATCATTCTCAAAATCGATTTGAGTTTCGGCGGGGTCACCTTCGTATTGTACATCGCCGTGTGTTTGGGGGCCTTTTGAGCTATTGTATGCCATTTAATATTGTTCTCCGTTTCTATTAAATATCTTTAAGTTAACCAATTTTCTGAATAATTAACCAATTATCTCCGTCTGACTGGAGTGTTCTGGTGGAATAGTTCATCTTAAGGCTAACTGTGTCGGTTATATCGATTTTTGATTCTTCACAAGAAATAACGACTTCGTTTGAATTTATCTTATATTTGTTAGTATTAACCTTTTTAATTACTAAAACTCTCCCTGCGCTATTACAAGGGGGAGGCAATTCAATTTTTACCTTATTATTAGAAGAATCACAAAGTATTGTGTAGTCGTCATCCATTACCTGATATACGGCATCGGATGTCTTGGTTATGTTGTGATATACGGCGCCATGGCATACGAGCTTTTTGTGTGCGTGGATTGTATTACTCTTGAGATTTCCTTCAACTTTTAGGGTGTTGCCCGCCACATCGTAATTTAACTTGGGGCTTGATTCGAATTCTCTGCTGCCTTTAAACTGTATACTTCCCTGGGTGCCGGCTGGATGTGGAACTTTTAAACTAATGTAGCTCTCATAAAGATTTTTCAATGTTGTGTTATTTGTTCGGTTTGTGGATATGTCTCCTACCAAAAGTACATCATCATCACTTAAGTTCTGCCCTCTGGCGTCAATACCCTCTGCCTTGGTGAGATCCAGCGTCAGCTTGTTTGATTTAAGCCAGAGGCCGCACTCAGCGTCTAAATTGATTCCGAGGCCGTTCTCATCAGCATTAAGACAATCGGATGTTTTTATTTGCAGTGCCCCTCTAATATTTTGGAGCCCGTTTGAATAATTAAGATATGCTGCAGAAATCTCGCCATCAAATTGATTGGTGGGCAAATTAACTAATTCTTTAGCAGATCCGGCAAAACTTGTAGCATTAACTTTTTTTACTTGCAGTGTGTTGTTCTTGTACGAAAAACTATAATCTGTTTTAATTGTTCCATCATCTTCGTAGATTAAAATGCCGTCTTTAGTTCTACCGTTTACATTGGTGACTGCGACATCTTTTATGGTAGCACAGGGGCTTTGTGCATCAGTATCATAAAAAACACTAGCGCTCACTGTGTTTCTGAAAACTTTGACGCCTCCGATTTCTTGATCTGCATGTTGATCGACGGAACCTTCTACGGAACCTTTAAGTACATTGTATGCCATATTGTGCCCTATCCTCTGTAAATAGTTTTCTACTCTTAAATAGTACAAAAAAAAGGATGCCCCCACAAAGGGAGGCATCCAGAAAATCCAACGACTGTCGGAAAGTGTATATTACACGATCTTCCAGTGGTCAGCAACAACATAGACCATGGTTACAGAAGCGAATGGTGACTCAAGGACAATGCCCTCAAGACCGTCGATTCTGTGATCAGCGGAGCCTTTGTTGATTGTAATAATTGCATTGCTAGTAAGGTTACCTGCCTTAGCAATGACAACATCACCAACAGATGGTGAAGCTGGCATCGTTACAGTAGCGTTAGAACTAGCGTCTGCGAAGTAGTTGTAACCCTCAACGAGAGCGTTGCTGTCTGCCTTAAGGGCAACATTGTTACCTGTGACAGAGAGAACACCATTGGTAGCGGTAAGACCTGCACCAGCAGCAGCTGTCATGACATCAGCAATTGACTCAATCTTAGCATCACCGGTTGCACCACCATCAAGGAACATGATGTGGTCGGCAGTAACATCAACAGCAGCAGCGGTAAGCAAACCGGGACCATCGGTGAAGATAGTATCGACACCAATTCTCTTGATTGTACCACCATCAGAAATCATCAACTCATCAGCAGCGACCATGCCATTGGCAGCCAATTCTGCTTGACCAGAGATGATATCTTCAGCGAGCATACCGTGCTCAACAACACCAGAACCGAGAGTTAAAGCACCAGCAGACAGTGTAGCGTCACCGCTTACAGTTGTCCACGAAAGGTCACCATTTGCATCAGCAACAAGAAGTTTGCCATCAGCACCAGCAGCAAGAGCCGCCGGATCGCCAGAAGCGTCACCATAGATGATCTTACCGCGGGCAAGACCAGCCATTTTAGCAAGAGTGACAGCGTTGTCAACAATACTAGCTTCAACGACAGCGTTAGCAGCCAACTCGTCGGCACCTACAGCGTCATCAGCAAGCATGCTGTTTTCAACTGAGGCAGCGGCGATCGTGAGAGCACCACCAGCAGCGATAGTTGCATCGCCGGAAACATTGCTGAAGATCCAATCTTCAAGGTTAGAAGCAGTAATCTTCTTCTCGGTTCCACCATCGGAGAACAAGAAGTGATCGCCTTGGGCGACACCAGTTCCACCAAGAGCAGCAAGCTCATCGATGTCAAGCGCGAGAGTAAGGATACTGTCAACACCACCAGTATAGGTAAGACCTGTACCAGCGATAGAGCCAGAAATCGCAACCTTGTCGGAAGAGACATGAACAGAACCAGAAGCCTGAATAGCGAGAACCGAAGATGCAGCATTAAGGCCGGCACCAGCAAACAAAGTTGCGAGATCGGCAAGTGCTTCTTTCTTAGTTTCTCCAGTACCACTGCCATCAAGGAATGTGATATAGTCGCCATCAGCAATAGCAGCTTCGGTAGTCAACGCAAGAGCGTCTTTCGCAAAACTGTCAACGCCAAAGCGTTTAAGAGTACCACCATCAGAGAGAAGGAACTCATCAGCAGCCGCAAGGCTACCTTGTGCCAACTCAGACTGACCAGAAATAACATTATCGTTAAGCATAGCAGTTTCGATAGCATCGCTAGCGATGGTAAGAGCACCACCAGCAGCGATAGTAGCATCGCCGGAAACAAGTGCGAAAGCACCGTTTGCAGCGTTGGTTACACTGATTCTCTTTTCAGTTCCGTTATCGGAAATGAGGTACTCATCTTGAGTTGCGTGCGGAGTCGCAGCTAACTCAACGAATTCGTCGAGATCTACCTCAAAGGCACCACCGACAGCGGCGATACCGGGACCAGCCATCGCAGTGGCGAAGTCGGCAACTGAATCGGTCTTCATAAGCCCATCAGAATCTAAAAAGTAAATTGAATCATCACCAATTGAAACTGTGGCTGCAGCAACACCAGTAAGTTTAACAGTACCAGCGGTTTGTAAGTTACCACCGGCAGATAATGCGCCAGAACCAGAAACAACACCTCCAGCGGTAGCTGAGAAGCCGGTTACACCGGCATCGTTTTTAACCGTAAAGTCGCCTTCCTGAGTAAGAGATCCACTCATGGTAGCGGCTAAGGTTTGAAATTTATAAGCCATATTTTAAAACCCTCCATTTTATAGTTTTTTTATGGGGTGAACGAGATACACCTATCCAGATTTGATCCAGATAGGAAGTACCTGTTCGACTATAAATAGGCCTTAAGAGTCTAAAAAAGATTTAGGCTATGAAGTATTTATTGTTCCCGTTACAATAAATCTGGATTGAGGCATAGGGTGACTCCAAAATTACCGAATTTTGTCCGTCGATTGTATCGCTTCCGGTGCATGCAACTGTGATCGGATAAGTATGAGCAGCGCCTCCCTCGTCTTTTATCACATAAGTCTGGCCGTTCAAAAGGCCTGTTGCCGCAGGCAAAGTCAAGGTTATAGAATCGGATAAAGTGTCTGATTGTATTCCGACTAAATAATCTCTTTCGTCTATTGTGTAATTGGCTGCTACAACTCTTCTAACATAACCGATGCCACCAAACATTTGAATTTGGTAAGCCCGCAACTTAAATAAGCGGCCTGGGTCCATGAAAATGCCGTTGTTTTTGAAGTTCATGAATCCGACATCAAATCCTTTCGTAGTGCTACCAGATCCAAATTTTAAATTATTATCGGAACCCACACTTAATGTGTCTGTTCCAAAATAAATTGTACTACTGGAAACATACAGGTTACGCCACGGAGTTGCTGCGCTTCCAAGATCATATATATTTCCTGTCCGCGGTACTATGTGACCAGACGCGGACAAGTTCCCACTAACAACCATAGTTCCCGTGACCGTCACGGCACCATTCAAGAGTGAAGTACCAGCCACAGATAATACATACGAGGGCGTGGCATTTGAACCTACTTGAAGACTGCTCGTGGTATAGGCTTTTGAGGCGTTGATTGTGGTGAATATTCCACCACCACTACCACCACCACCCGGCAGGTTGGTGAGGTTACTGCCATCTCCATAAAAAGCAGACGCGGAAATGTTCACACTAGCTGTCAATCCGCCGGCTATACTAAGTGTGCCGCCATCAAAGGTTAGGTTACTCTCACAAGTTAAAGTATTCGCGTCACCGCCAACATTGGTAATTAAAGAGTTGTTGGTCGCATTGGATACGCGAGGTATATTGATGACTTCTGCAGCGTCTGATGTGCTTAAATTTCCTGATAGAATGTTGGCATATGCCACATCTAACCGAGGACGAAGTTCCGCTGGCAGGAACACAGTACCCGACATGTTGTTATAAGCCATTTGTGTGCCTCCTTAATTAATTAGAAGACAAACCAGTTGACGCCATTAGAATATAAACTAATTGCAGGCATTGATCCTGTAAGTGTATAGGACGGGGTGTCGTCAAAGGTATAACCCCCGGAACCTGTTAGGATGATATTTGTGCCGGCGCGTGTGGGTGCTTCATCTTTTACTATCAGGAGAGCACCAGAACCATAAGTCGACGCACTTGGTATTTGAATTCTAACATTATTGGTGTTCCGAACACCCAAAATATACGAAGGGGTGCTAGCTGTATACGAAGTTACAGTGACAGGCTCATAAATAACATTAAGACCGCGCACATGCACAGCTTGATCGCCAATGCT